AGTGACACCAAGGTCAATGGTAGTATTAGGATTATCAAGGAGGGAACAATTAATGATGACCTAACTGGTGATAGGGCGGCAATTATTATACATCCAGATGGTACAGTCCAGATAGACGCTCCTAGGATTATCCTTGGAAGGAATGATGTTGGTACATTTGATGATGGGCCACCTGATCCTGGTGATGACAAGGCCACCGGTTATGTTAAGTTTAGCCAGTACAATGTCCAGATGACTGCACTTCATGACGAGGTCCATTCGCTTGCTGCAATTACCCAGGAGTTAATGGAAGATTTACTAACATACATGGGTATAATGGTAGGAGTTTTCGGTGGCGCAATGGCAGGACCATTTCCAGTCGTAGGACTCCAGGCAGGCGGCATGAAAGCCGCTCTCCAGATGTTGTCCGACGATCTTCCAGGTCATATTGCAAATGTTGTTCAAGTCGGGACACGTGTTGGGGGCAGCGCATCATCCAGCGCTGGAAGTAATGAGAGCGATCTTCGAGGTAGCATTCCCGATGCACGTTCAGACACAATTTTTGGAGAGTAGAGTATGGCACTTGATAAGGACACTTTAAAGACAGAGCTGCTAAATGCTATGAAAAATCAGAACGATGGAAAGGAGGATCCGGACGGAAATATGAGCAGGTATGCCGAGGAAATTGCTGATGCGATTCACAAGTATGTTAGGACTGGCGAGGTCAATGTTCCGGACGAGGGAAACAAGCCTGTAAGATAATACTAACAATTAACTCACCAGGCGGATATTTAATCTCTGGTAATCTGGATTTACAATGCCCACTATAGATTTTAAAAGTGTTGGAGTTAAAACCGTCACATTCCTTTCTAGTTCTGTCGAGGTCAAGCCGACCCCGATAGGTATTGTTACACCACTGCGATTCGGAAATATTGAGGGTGGTATTTTTGAGATGTATACTTCTCTTAAAAAGACTCTTAATGATAACTTTAAAAATATGCTACTGACCAATCACGGTGAGCGGCTACCATTGTATGACTTTGGTGCTAATTTACTACCTTTGACTTTTGATGTTTCTGCTTTTGATAAGGATCAGTTCGATGCTGAGGCAGTCATTAGAGTAAAGACGACAGCGTCTAAGTACATGCCTTTTTTGGCATTAAAGACATTTGAGTCAAGGACAGATCACCACGATAATAAGAACATTGGAAAGATAATAATAAGGATCACCTATGACATTCCGCGACTGGCTGTCACGGATCAAGTCCAGGAGGTGACCCTCTTTGTAGGAGGTTAGTGTGTCTACGAACACAAAAAAGAAACTATTGCCGGTAAGAAATCGTTCATATCTCAACAGGGATTTTGATGGATTTCGAGCACAACTGCTTGAGTATGCTAAGACATTTTTTCCGGATAAAATAACAGATTTTTCTGAGGCCTCTGTGGGAGGCATGTTGTTGGATTTTGCCTCCTTTGTGGGAGATAACTTATCTTTCTACTTAGATCACCAGTTTTCAGAACTTAATCCAGCTACAGCTGTTGAGACTGACAATATAATAAGACTATTAAAGGGTGCTGGTATTAAGATGAAGGGCGCATCGCCAGCAGTTGTTTATGTTACGTTTAAGGTCGAGATCCCGGCTATAAAATCTGGGTCGAGATATATTCCAGATCCATCACTGCTTCCTCAAATTTTTAAAAAGACAGTGGTAACATCACAGTCAGGAATCAATTTTGAACTGACAGAGGATTTAGATTTTTCATCTACGAACAGGTCAGGTAATCTAAAGGCCTCCATCGAGGTAGCTACAACAACATCAGCAAAAGTTCCCGCTACATTCTTTTTATCAATGGCAGGTCTTTGCATATCTGGCACTCGCACGCAGCAGAAAGTTACTATACCTAACAATATTGTTCCTTTTAGGACAATTAATCTTTCTAAGCCAAATGTCACTGAAATAATATCAATTATCGATTCAGACCTCAATGAGTATTATGAGGTCGATTCACTCAGCCAAGACACAATATTTACCGCAATGACTAATAGGAATATTGATAATGATCTAGTAAAAGAAAATATGGAGATGCGTCCAGCACCATATAGATACATGACGCGAACTAATTTTAGAAGCAAAAAAACTAGTATTGTTTTTGGAAGCGGTGATGCCGACTCTTTGGACGATGATATTGTACCAGATCCTTCCGAGTTCGCAGTACCTCTGTATGGTAAAAGTAATTTTTCCAGGTTTTCCATTGATCCTAATAACCTGCTAAAAACAAAGACTCTTGGAATATCACCTAAGGCCACAACGCTGACAATAAACTACAGGTCCGGTGGCGGCCTTGCGCACAATGTGGCTGCCAATACAATTAGGACAGCTATTACTCTGCTTGTAAAATTTAACGGACCTGCCAGTACAAATGGCGCTCGATTTGTGAGAGCAAGCTTGCAGTTAAATAATAATGATGAAGCATCAGGCGGTGAGAATGCTCCGACAATTAATGAGCTTAAGGCACTAGTTCCGGCTACTAGAAATGCACAATCTAGGATTGTAACAACCCAGGATCTCCTAGCAAGGGTTTATACGATGCCTTCGAACTTCGGCCGAGTTTATCGTGCTAGCGTTAGGTCTAATCCTAACAATCCCCTGGCAACACAACTGTTTATTATAAGTCGAAATGCCAAGGGGCGACTAGTCGTCTCACCTGACGCATTAAAAATTAATCTAACAAATTACTTGCTCGAATTTCGTATGATATCAGACGCTATTGATATTTTAGATGCCCGTGTTATAAATCTTCAGGTCAGATATAGTGTGACAGCTGATGATAGGGCTGATAAGTCATCATTAAACCAGCAGATAATATCACAACTAAAAACTTACTTCAAGATAAGAAATTTTCAAATCGATCAGGTAATTCCACTTAATGACCTGCAAAATTTAATATTTAATACGCCAGGTGTCCTGTCTATTAAGAATTTAAAGGTGTACAATCTTACAGGCACATATAAGGGTCGTGAATATTCAGCTGTTGATTTTAGCGTAGCTGAAAATACTATTAGGGATATAGTATTGCCACCTATTGGAGGTCTGTTTGAAATGAGGTATCCGGATTTTGATATTATTGGGAGTATAGAGTAATGTACCGCAAATTGCAGGCACTTAGTGACACCTATATTACTAATAAGGTAATAAATAATAAATTTAGGGCAACAGATGCTAATGTCGGGCAGGCAGGTACCCTTGATTTATTTAAACTATATGAGGAGAGTACTCTTCCCGGCTCGTCAAGTAATGTCAGTGAACTGACTAGGGTTTTAATTAAGTTTGACCTTGATCCGCTTAGACAACTTACAGGAAGCATTTTAGATATTTCCGATCCCTCATTCTCATGCCAATTAAAACTTACAGATGTTATAGGCGGCCAAACTGTCCCATCTAATTTTAATTTAATTGTCTACCCACTTTCCAAATCTTTTGATGAGGGAGTCGGCCGTGATATAGTCACATTCACTGACCTAGACAAGGCTAATTTTATAACAGCATCATACACGAATAGTACTAATGTTACGTGGACGACACAGGGCGCCAATAGGGACGGTCTACTTGGAAGTAGTAACTTAGACATTATATCTAGCGGAAATTTAAATGATGGTGGTGGTATCGTTAATCTATTTAGAACACAGTCATTTTCTGAGGGAAGTTCCAACCTATTGGTTGACGTCACGACATTAGTTTCGGCTACCCTAGTTAATACAATTCCTGACCATGGTTTCAGGATATCTTACTCTGGTACACTAGAGACAGATAAGCAGACGCTGTTCGTTAAACGCTTTGCATCACGTCACAGTACACAGGTGGATAACAGGCCAAGCTTGATTGTTCGATATAATGACTCTGTCCAGGATGATACTAATAACTTTTTCTTTGACCTAACAGGCTCTGTATTTTTAAACAACTATCATCGCGGAAATCCAGCTAATATTGTAGAGGGTCTAGCGGCCACAGAGATAAGCGGAGACAATTGTATTAAACTGAAACTGCAGTCTGGTTCATTTTCAAAAACGATAACTGGATCACAGCACAAGATTGGAAACAACTTTATTACAGGGGTATACTCAACATCTTTTGCAGTGTCATCATATGATACCACTGCTGTATTAGGATCAGACACCATTAAGATGTTTGCAGAAAAAAGTGGCTCATTAACACTAGATACGGTCTGGACATCATTTGCCAATACGACAACGAACCCATATCTTTCATCATCGCTTGTTGTAAAAGTCAATCCAAGGACATCCTATAGCAATTCACCCAAGCGCTTAAATGCATCTATAACTAACTTGCGACACGCATACAAGTCAACCGAGAAGGTTAGGTTTAGGCTTTTTATAGCCGATATTGACAATGGTCCTAAATTCTCAAAACTTCCGATTATACGACCAAGCTTAATTTTGGATGAGGTATTCTATAGCATAATTAATAAGGGGACCGGCGACACTGTTATTCCATACGATGATGCCACAGGCTCAGGTCTATCTGCGACAAAATTATCGACAGATTCTGAGGGTATGTATTTTGACCTATATATGTCCGACCTATCTCTTGGTAAGATTTATAAAATAGAATTAAAGATAAATGATGATGGTATGGAACAGGTGATCCAAGATACAGGTGCATTTTTTAGAGTCGATAGCTAATGAGTAAAAAAATAGTTACAAAGCCTGGCCCTTTCTATTCCGATAATATACGAAATATTATTGAACAGGGCGGAAGTGTCACCAGCAAAAACTATAATGATCTGGCATCGATGGGTAATATTGCATCGACATCGTCATTTAGATATGACCAACCAGGCACGGGTATAAAATCATCCCAGCAGCTGAACATAGACTACACTAAATTTGAGAACTTTACGTTCTTCTCATCAGCTCAGGTAAATGTCAACGTTGCATTCGATAGGATAATTAATGAGTTTCCATTCGATGGAGATAATAATGAGCAGAATATATTCCTGGACAGTCTGACAGGTTTTGAGAATTATATTCTAGGAAGGTTTCCAAAAAACAAGGGATTTTTACACTTTTCAGGAACAGACGGCGCATCCCCGTCAACTGACGGCACTTATATACAGGTAGTTGACTCGGCCGGTAGTTTATTTCCTGATCTTGCGAAGAATAAGACAGGTGAAAGTGTTTTAAATCCAGGTCTTAGGTCGTTTTCAACTGAGATGCAATTGTTTGTGCCTGAAATTGCTAATAGTAATCAGGTCGTATTTCAAAAACTAAATTCAGGATCGAATTCCACAGGTTTTTCACTTTTCCTATCAGAGTCAGTCTCAACAGCTACAGCAAATTTATTTTTTGGTGTTACATCAGGCTCCCAGAAAATGTCATCCAGTGTTTCTATTGAAAAGGGTAAGTTTAATCATCTCTGTACGGTTTTAAATCGCGGTACTAGCGATAATTTAGAAATTTATCTTAATTCTGTATTGGTGGCATCGTCAAGTACTAGTTGTAATTTAGACAATTTTAATATGGGTGCTAGTCAGTTCTTAATAGGTTCAGGAACTACACATAATATAGTTAATGGCGGTGCCAATTTTATACCTGTTCAGACACTTTCTGGTGCCATAGATGAGTTTAGGTTCTTTCATAGTGCTAGGGGAATTAACGCTCAGCGAGAATTTGGACTTAGAAATATATCACCAACTAGTGATCTAAAATTATATTTCAAGTTTAATGAGCCGACCGGATCATATACATCTAATAATATTGTCCTAGACAGTTCAGGTAATTCACTTCACACCGCTATTACAAATTTTGAGACATCATTACGACTGCCTTTGGCGCTTGATAATCCCATGACAGCCGAGCGACTATCCAAAAATCCCGTATTATTTCCTACTAATGCCGAGGTTATAGCCTTAAACACGCTTCTTCTGACCAGCGCCAGCATATATGATGATCGTAATCCCAACTTAATAACGCGATTGATACCATCCCACTATTTCTTGGAGGGTCAGGCCTTCGACGGATTTCAGACAGAGTCAGGTCCAATAGTAGAAGACTTTACCGGCACATCCATTCCAGGATCCGGCAAACTTGGAACAGCACAATTAATATCCAGTTTCTTGTACACATGGGCTAAGTTCTTTGATGATATGAAGATGACGGCAGACTCATTTGCCACATTGATGCACATCGATTACGACAAGAATGATAATGTACCAGATCAGTTTCTACAGTTCCTTGCGAATCACTACGGAATATCACTGCCTGCAATCTTTAAGAACTCTTCAGCTGGACAGTTTTTTGACGGCAATGATCTGACAGACTCATTTGGCGCCCAGGCCAACGGTCTCCAATATATCCAGAATGAGATCTGGCGCCGAATCCTCCTTAATATCAACGACATAATAAGGTCGAAGGGCACGCTGCACTCTGTCAAGGCACTAATCAGGTCGATGGGAATCTCTCCAGACAATAACTTCCGTATCAGGGAGTTCGGCGGACCGACAAAGGCCTCGCTGAAAGTATCCAGACAGTTTAAGAGCGAGGTCTCGACCATGCTGGACTTCTCCGGCTCCATGGCAAGTGTTACACCTGTCCTGAGCTACCAGGGGATTCCAAGTAACAAGCCCTTCGTGATGAGTGCATTTTTATCAGGCAGTCGCACTGAGGTGGGCTGGCCATATATAAGCGGAGACTTCCAGGAGAAGAATGGGTATCCAGTTCATGGCATATCGAACAACGCCAATGATGGCCTATTCACATCAGGATCATTCACATATGAGGGAATCTATAGATTTCCTAATCTTACGACTGGCTCATATCCAACGAACCAGAGCCTAGCTAGGCTTCATGTAACTGGATCAACAACTGGTGGACCTTCACTTCTTGGTTCTCACGGTACTGTTATGAATCTCGTTGCCATATCTGGCTCTAATACATTAAGATTATTCGCCCGGCCGTACGGTAGGAATGGCACGTCGAAGGCTGGCTTTATGACTGAGGTAACAGGCGTAAACATCTTCGACGGCCAGAAGTGGAATGTCTCATTTGGAAGATATCGCTATGATGATCCTGATATTCCTATCACATATGATACGTCTAATATTTCTTCATCATATTTCCTGCGATGCGCTAGACAGAATTTTGGTAAGATTATTGAATCATACACTACCGGCACATTTTTTAATGATTACGAGGGTAGTTTGCGTAGCTGGAATGGCCTGGAGTCAGTGGAAGCAACTCAAAATGCTTCAGGGAGTTTTATTGTTATCGGTTCGCAGAGTCTAGGTAGCAGTAATATTGCGGGCTATCTTAATAACACCACAGCTCCTGAAACTGCACGCACCACCGACTTCGCTGGTCGAGTGACACAGATGAGATTCTGGTCAAAGGCACTCAGCATGAAGGAGTGGCGTGAGCATGTCGTCAACTTCAAGTCGTTGGGCGTCCAGGACCCACTGGTTAACTTTAACTTCGAGACACAGCCAACTGGTGCGTTCCAGCGAATGCGTCTAGACACGTCTACTGACCAGCTGATAACAGACTCAAGCACACTTGGAGAGATCAGTGTGTTCGATTTCTCCCAGCAGTTGACGCCCTCAGGTACTGCAGGGGCTCCCTGGAGGAACCAGGGTGACCTCCCAGCATCGATTCCATATCACCTATCGGGGACAGGCTTCGAGACGTCTAAGGGCATCATTAAGCCGGAGCAGTTTTACTTCAGCATGATCTCCCCACGATTCGACGAGTCGGCGACCACAGAGAAGATCCGGCCGAGGGGTTTTCTCAATTCTGATTTTCTCGAGGACTATCCGTATGCCCAGGTGGCACCTGTCTACGAGATACTCAGATCTGAGATTCCCAATGATGACACGCGATTCTCTATCGAGTTCTCCGTCGTCGACGCGCTAAATGAGGATATGATAAAGATATTCGGCACACTTGAGAAGATGAATACTGCGATCGGCAGTCCTAACCTACTTTTCTCACCTGACTATCCTATGCTGGAAGACCTACGCGAGGTTTACTTTAACAGGCTAACCGATAAGATGAATTTGAAGGGATTTTTCGAATTTTTCAAGTGGTTTGATACGACAGTAGGTGATATGATAATCCAGCTGGTACCCAGGAAGACAGATTATCTAGGTACTAATTTCGTTATCGAGTCTCACATGTTGGAGCGCGCAAAGATGGAATATCATTATACTGATATATACATGGGCGAGAACTCACGCTCAGGCCTAAAGGGCACCATTCTGCTTAGGCAACTTGTTGGAGATCTGAAGAGGTTCTAATGCCTATTACACCGTTCGTTGAAGCACCATTTGTCAGGACAATACCCCAACCAATCTCTGGCGGTATAAACACATCTGCATATGACAAGTTCCGCCAGGGTATCTCTATAACGACAGATCGTGAGCTTTTTGGTGGCATGTTCCCCAAGATGAAGCCTGCCAACCAGCGTACGCCAACAGGGTTCCAGGAGAGCACAGTCTTTGGACAGCCGGCCCTGTTCAGCGCCGAGAAGCCGTATGTCGATATCGAGAAGTTCGATCCTGTAAAGTTTATAACAGCTGC